GTGGCTACTTACATGATGAATGAAGCTAACATATGAGAAATCAAAGATAAAACGATATCACGGCCTAACATTAAAACAAAGAAGGTGTTGTTCTCTCGATCAAAGACACACTCCAGCCATTCTTGTAGAACAATGGATGATGATGAACGAGTTAGACGGAAGTTCCTCAATACTTATTTGGATGCTCCAATAATCGAGAAAGCTCAATTAGATCTTTATGGAACAATATTGTTATGGAAGCTTGGAGATAGGAGTAATGTCCAGAAGAAGCATCTGAACTACCATCGGGCATTGAAGAGCTTAGATCCGACTAAGTATGAGGTAGGATTATACGATCCTCATGACCTGCCAGCTCTACTGGGCGGTCTAATGGAGACCCAATTCAGTACGTCACTGGATGCAGACCGGGCCTGGTCCGATGCATCAACAGTCTTTAGGTGTGCCACACGTGGACTAGAGAAGAAGATGAACACAAAGATAACTGGAGCAGAAACCTTACCGAGCCTTCCTGATAAGACAGCACTGTATCTCAGAGTCAGTGATTTCTTCGGAGAATTTATAGATAGGTTAGCGGTTTCACGAGTCGGAGGGTATTCTGGATTGATTGTTCATCGTGACTCTCAATGGGAATTGATTGGTGACCAATACTCATGTATTTGGATCGATTACGATGACCATTATATACGGTGCATGACTTACGAAGGAATATTAATGTGGAAGGATATGACTGCAGGTAGAGCTAACGTTTACCTCGGAGCACATGCCTGTTATCCAGGGGACAAGAAAATGATTGAAACTTTGGATTACATTTTCGAGTGGTGTGAATCTTGCCTCTTCCGGCATGGTAATGAGGGGTATGCGATATTGCGCCAATTGGAAACTCTAGCCAAAGCATCAATGATAGCATATACTGATCCTTATCTAGGAGAAGGAGGATGTATCACTAGACTCAAGGATATAGTAATAACTAAAGAGCAGGAATTGGGTACACAAGGCGATTTCCTTGCGGATAAGCTTACTTCTTACCTTGCGAATAGTCCTAGTGTTACATACATTGTTGAAGCTTTCGGTCTGCAGAAGTTGACAGGCCACCCTCTGATTAATCCAGGGCGGGGTGGACTATCAATGGCAAATGAAGCATCGAAGGAGAAGACCACATCCTGGAGAGCTGCTATGGATCTCAGGAACTCTTGGAGACGAATGTATATCGAGGGATATATCAATCTCAAGGGTAAGTGGCCTCCTCTGATCTTCACTCCAGAGGGAAAGAGAACACAATTATATCAGCTATGTGTGGCGGAAGAGAAGAATATCACACGAAAGTCCTATCCAATGGAGGATCTCGATCATATACGGTTTGAGAAGCATGTTGACTTCGACTATTACACTAATTTCACAGACTT